AGACCATTTACACATGCTTGTAAGTGCAGTTCACGAAGGAGATGAAAGAAGAGCTATAGACTCTATTATGACTAGACTAAGAAGTTTAGTAGAGGAGACAGGAGCTGGTTTATTATTAGTGTCACACTTAAGAAGAGTGGATGGAAACAAAGGCCATGAAAACGGTATAGAAGTTTCTCTTTCTCATCTAAGAGGTTCTAATAGTATTGGCCAATTATCTGACTGCGTAATTGCATTAGAAAGAAACCAACAATCAGACGATGAATTAGAAGCCAGGACAACAAAGCTACGTGTATTAAAGTCTAGGTATACAGGAGATGTAGGATTAGCTACTGCTTTAGTTTATGATAAGGATACAGGAAGATTAAGCGAACATGATCTTTCTGATTTTTCTAATGATAATGAAGAGAGGTTACAGTTCTAAAGTTTATGGAATTAGTCTTTGATATAGAAACAGACGGCTTGTATTTTGATGCTGAAAATATTTGGTGTCTCGTAGCCATTGATAATAATGATAAAGTTTACAAGTATGGCCCAGACAAAATTGATGAAGGTATAAATCTTTTACAATCTGCTGATAAGATCATAGGACATAATATTATAGGTTTTGACATCCCAGTTATTAAAAAGTTAACAGGTGTTGACTTATATAAGCAAACTAATATTGTAGATACTCTCACTCTTTCCAGGTTATTAAATCCTAATAGGGAAGGAGGACATAGTTTGGAGAAATGGGGGTGGAAGCTTAAGTTTCCTAAGTCAGATAAGCCAGAGTTTGAATTCTTTTCAGAACAAATGTTGGATTATTGTGTTCAAGACGTTAAATTAAACAAGCTAGTACTAAACAAACTTAGGGAAGACAGTAAAGGATTTTCTAAAGAATGTGTAGAATTAGAACATGAAGTAAGTAAAATTTTACAGAGCCAATACGAAACAGGTTTTTTATTTGATGAGAAAAATGCTATGTTATTATTAAGTTCATTGAATAAACGAAGGTCAGAGGTAGAAAAAGAAGTGCATGAAACTTTTAAACCTAAATGGGTTGATGTTAAAGAGGTTACTCCTAAGTTAAAAAAAGACGGGACGCTATCAAAGTCAGGACTTACTTCTATTGAATACGAAGAGAGATATGAAACTTTAGATGTTACTCCTTTTATGAGAAAAGAATTAAGAGAATTTAATCTTGGATCAAGACAACAAATAGGAGAATACTTAAAAGATTTTGGATGGAAACCTGAAAGATTTACACCTACAGGACAACCTATTGTAGATGAGAATACTCTTAATAAGATAAATCATATACACGAAGCTAGTTTAATAGCAGAGTATTTGTTAATACAAAAAAGGTCAGCTCAAGTAGAGTCCTGGGTTGATGCTTGTAGAGATGATAGTAGAGTTCACGGTAGTGTTATGTCAACCGGAGCTATCACAGGAAGGATGACACATAGAAATCCTAACATGGCTCAAGTGCCTGCTGTATATAGTCCTTATGGAAAAGAATGTAGGGACTGTTGGATTGTCCCTGAAGGATATAAGCTTGTAGGTATTGATGCAAGTCAACTAGAATTAAGACTACTAGCTCATTACATGAGTGATGAAGATTATATAAACGAGATTATAAATGGAGATGTACATACTGCTAATCAAAAACTTGCTGGACTAAAAACCAGGGATGAGGCTAAGACTTTTATTTATGCTTTAATATATGGTGCTGGAGATGAGAAGATAGGTAAGATCATAGGCGGAACTAAGGAAGACGGTAAAGGTTTGAGAGAAAGGTTCTTGAAGAACAACTCTTCATTTAAAATGTTGAAAGCCAGGGTAGATAGAGCATCTTCTAAAAGATATTTAAAAGGTCTAGACGGAAGAAAAATATTTGTAAGACATAGACATGCAGCTTTAAATACTTTATTACAAGGAGGTGGAGCTATCTCTATGAAAAAAGCTATGTGCATCTTACAAGACATG